CGCCTGGTTTCATGGCCGCGCCACCGGCGTTGCCACTGAGCGCAACAAGCAGGCGGCGAACGATGCCGCCGCGACTGTTGAAGGTCAGAAGATCGATGATGCCGTGGCTGGCAGCGCGCCGGCCGACAACCGGAAGGAATTGGGCGAATGGTCAAAATCCTGACACTGGCGGCGGTGCTCGCGCTCGCGGCCGGCTGCACCACAATGGGCGGCAGCTTCTGCGAGGTCGAACACCCGATCCGGCCGACGAAAGCCGACGTCGCCAAGCTCTCGGATGCATTGGTGGCCGAGATCCTGGCCCACAACCGTAAGGGCCAACGGCTCTGCGGATGGCGACCATGAGTGTCGTCGCTCTCGACCACGTCAAAGTCACCACCATCAAGGCGCTTGTGAAATGACGTCGAAACTCGACGAGATATCCGAGGCGATCGGCAGCCTGCGCGCCGAAGTAGCCGGCATCCGCCGCGATTTTCAGGCGTCGGAACAGAGGTCAGTCGAAAGCAGTCGCCGGGCTGATCTGCATCGCGCAGCCGTCCACAAGCGCGTTGATGACCTGGTCGCTGAGGTCGGCGAGCTAAGAACCAACGTCGAGACGATGAAGACCGACGTCGCTGACAGCAAGACAATCACCGACGAGGTGAAGGAATGGAAGCAGCGCGGAGTCGGTGCCTTGTTCGTCG